GCTCGCGGCCGGTGCGGCCGGGTCGGTCAGGATGTTCAACAAGCCGTTGATCGTGCCGTCGCCGCTGCCGCTGCCGTTGATCGCCTGGTTGTCCACCGCATCCGACAGCACGGACGAGATGTTGGCCCGGAGCGCATCCTCCATGCCGACCAGGCGCGCGGCATCCTCCCTGGTGAACCGAAACGAGCCGGTGACTCGCCGCGGCTGCGCCATCGTCACCGTGAACGCGCCGGCGCCCTCGTCGGCCGCGGCGCTCCTTGCCTTCGGCCCGCCCTGCAGCGACGTGCTCAGCACCGGATAGCCGGCGTCGCCGGTGGCTACCATCGGCATCTCGATACCGAGCCAGCCGGCCGCGGAACGGTCGAAGATCGCCGGCACGATGGGCGCCAGGTTGGTCTGCGCCTCGTTGGCGCCGACTCCGGGAGTGACGGCCCGCTGCTCACCGCGGCGCCCCTCGGCGCGCTGCTCACGGTGGCCGTTGGCGAACAGGTCCAGGGGCACGTTGCCGTCGCACCCCTCCGCCTCCGAAAACTCGGCCTCCGCGCCGTCAACAGGCTTGCCGGCGATCGCCGCGCCGACGTACCGGGACAGCCGAGTCTTGCTCCGCAGCTCGCGGCGCTCGCGCGCTTCGGCGTCCTCGCCCTCGCGGCCCTCGAACTCACCGCCTGCCTGGTCGGCGGCACGCTGTTCCACGGCCAGGGCCGCGGCGCGCCGGGTCTCAAGCCCCTTCACCTTGTCGCGCAGCTCGGTCAGCTTGCCGGATTGCTCGCTACTCGGTTCCTGGTCGGCTGGCAACTCGTGGATGGTGGTCACCAGGTCGTTGTATTCGCGCTTGGCGCCTTCCAGCTCAAGCCCGATTCGGTCACTGTCTTTCACAGCGTACCCTCCATTAGTTGGTCGGTCCCGCCTCGATGTAGGCGTACCTGCGTTCGTCGTATTCCGGCGCCGCCATGATCCGATCAACACGGGACAGGCGCCCCAGGCCGTCGTCCCACAGCCACGCCACCGCCGTTGCCGGGCGGTTCAGGGAGCTTGTCGGCACCGGCAGGTCGCCTTGCCGGCGCACCAGGTAGCGCCGCCGTGCGTTCGGCACCCGCAACCCCAGCTCAACGGCGGCCGGGTCCGGCTGCACGTCGTCAAGCAGCGCGGCGTAGATCGCCATCGGCGCCAGCAGCAGCCACGCCAGCACGTGCAGGCCTTCGTCGGAATCCACGGCCAGCAGCGCCCGGCCCTGCGCGTCGCGGGCGATCCGTACCGCCTGGTCGCCCACCTGCACCACGGCGGCGTCCTGCGCCGGCTGCGCGCCTACCACGGCCACGGGCAGCGCCGACCAGTCCAGCTCGCGCACCTCCGCTCCGGACGGCGACTGGAAACCCCAATGCCGCACTCCGGACGGCGGCACCTGGTGCGAGGCCAAGCCCCACGTCCGCGTGGTGGTCCAGTCCTGCACCGGAGCACCCCCGCCGGGCTGGCCGCGGTACAGCGTCACGCGCCGGCGCAGCCGCGGCGCCTCACGAAAAGGCACGCCGCGCCTCGTCACGCCAGGCGCCGCGGCCCTCGATGACGGCGCCCTGGTGGCGCTCGCTCCGCGTCTTGACCATGTGGCAGTGCCGGCACAGTGCTTGCAGGTTCTCCGGGTCGAGCTCGGCGCCGCCCTGGTCCAGCGCCACCACGTGGTCAACCTCAAGGCGCCCGCGGCGCCCGCACTGGCGACAGCGGAAACCATCGCGGGCGAGCACCTGCGCACGGACGGCCCGCCAGGCGCGGCGGTTCATGGCGTGGTGGGCGCGGCTCACAACATGAAGCTCCGGGAGCGGTAGCGCACCCTCGGCTGCGCCCGCTCACGCTCCGCGAGGCCGCAGGCGATCACCGCGGCCGACAGCGGGTCTATCCGCCCGCGGCTGCGGCCCTTCTCCAGTGCCGGGTTGCCGGCAGGGTCGCGCCGGACGGCAGATTCGCTGATGGCGTGGATCATCAGCTTGTGGCCCCGCGCCGGGCGCAGCCACCCCTCCCGCCGCCGTTGCTGGTCCGGCCCAGCGGCGCCGAGCACGGCCCGCTGGAACGCGCGCACGTCGGCGGAGCCGTCCGCGCCCGAAGCGGCGCCCTGCCCGCGCCATACCATCGGCCAGCGCAGGTCCGCCTCGCTCATGAAGTCCACCACCTCCGCCCGCCGGTAGCGATCCGCGCCGCAGCGGCTCACCGTCTCGCCCTCGATAGCGGCTGCCAGGTCGGCCAGGAAGTCGGCGGCAGGCGTGGTGCGCCGCCCCTCGTAGGTCCACAGCTCGTCGCCGTCCGCGAGCTGCTGGTACCGGCTCCCCACCTGGTCGGCACGGCCGCGGTCGATCAGCGTGTAGTCGGCCGTCACCGGCAGGCCCGCGTACACTTCCAGGCGCCCGGTTTCCGGCCAGATCACGGCCGCCGCGGTCATGCTGGTGGAGCCGCCGCAATCGAAGCCCACCACGCACCGGCCCTGCCGTGGTGACGGGTCGCTGCCGAGTAGCGACCAGTCCGCGACCGAGCACACCATCTCGCGCACCGGCGAGCCCGGCAGGTTGCAATCCTCCGCCGCGAACAGCGCCAGGTCGCCCGGATGTTGCGCCGCGATCCGGGCGCGATCTACCATGTACGACCGTTGCTTGATCCCAGCGCCGGGCCTCATTGAAGCCTTGCCTCCCAGGCCGTTTCCCCCGGCGCTTGGGATCGGGCCGGTTAGCCCCGGATTGCTCGCCTCCCAGGTCGCTTCGTCGGTGGGATCGGAGCCGGGATCGGGCAGGTACGCGTGTACACACACCGAGGGATCGTCCTTCCGCTCGATCAACTCCGGGATGAACGGCCCATCCCCGCGGATGCTGATGTGTGCGACCCGGCCGTTGCGCGCGGAAGTGCTTGACCTCAAACCACTTAGCAGCGCCCGGTGCCGTTCCTGGAGCAGCCCGGTCTCATCGACCAACACGAGATCATAGCCAGCCGAGTGGCCCGCATGGTCGGATGCCGCCAGGATGTCGCACGTAGGCCCCACGCTGGTCGTCTCGATGCGACCAGGCGCCGGGCTCCGCAAGAACTGGAGCCCGGCGAGCCGGGACGATGCCGCTATGTCCCGCGCCTGCCTTACCAGCTCGTAAGCCTTTGACTTGTCGACACTTACCACCGCAGCCCGCCACCCGTTCTCGCGCAACGGACCGACCAGGTAGGACAGCAGCAGCACCGCGCAGATTGCGCTCTTGGCGTTCTTTCTGGCCATGCATAACAGAGACTCCCGCACCCCCGGCGCCAGCGCGTCGCGCAGGAAGCGGAGGCCGTAATCCGGTAGTGCCATCGGCTCACCCTCCGCCGGGTGCCCGGGCGGCACGATCAGCGCCTCGCGGCTCCACTCCGCCACAAGCCCCGCCGGATCGGAAATGGCCGCCGCGGCGCGGGCATGACACCCTGCGCTCTCGCGCGCCCGCGCCGCGGCGGCGTCACTCTCGATCTGCTGCAAGGCAAGCTGCGGGTCGGCCGCCATGCCCGCCTGGTCCAGCTTCGCGGCCTCGCGGTCGCGGTCGCGCTTGTTCCGCGAGCGCTCGGTGCTGGTCATGGGGCGGGCGCCGCGTGGCTTACCGGCCATCAGCGGCCCGCCTGTACCGGGTGCACGGCGTTTCTCCAATCGCCGGCGTCCCAGTCCGGTGTGAGCGTCGGCCGCACCCGTGCCAGCGTCACCCGCAGCAGCTCACCGCAGGTGCACCGGAACCGCTGGCGCAGGTCTCGCGGCAACCTAGGTGCTCCGCCGCACTCGGGACACTTGAGCCGCGGTGCCGGTATGCCAGCAGGGCGGGCCATCAGTCCGTCAGCGTCGCCTCGGGGTACTCCCAGCCCCAATGCCGGTACACCTCGCAGAGCCGGTCGGTGTCGGTCCCGGCCCCGATGGCCTCACGCCAGGGAGCATAATCGGGGTACGCCTCCCGGAGCTGCTCATGGAGACGCTCCATGCCGAGCTGGATAGCCCGCCCCCAGACACTCTGTTGGTGCGCCTTGCAGGAAGCCGCAAGGATGCCGCCCTCTTGCTCCGCCACCGGCTCCGGCAGGGTCATGCGCGGCCGGTGCACCACGTCGGCGCCGGTGCTCAGGCGAGCATCAATCGCCTGGTACGCAAGCGGATACTGCGACAGCACCACCGAAGCGGAGCCGGTGAAACCGGGGTCTGCGATCATCCGGCGCGCCTCCGCGTCTACCTGGTCGCGCAGGGCCCACAAGCCGAGCGTGGCCGAGATACCCCACGCGTGAGGCGGTACGCTTTCCAACCAGACGGCGACGATTGCCACGTCCCGCATCGTATGTTTCGGGACCCTAACGACAGGCCTGATACGGATCATGAACAGAAAGATAGCAGCAGCAGCAGCAGCAGCGCAATAGCGCCCGCGCCGTTCTGCGCTGCCCGCTTGGACAACGCTTCGCCGCTTGCCAGCGGGCACCTCCGCTCCGCCCGCCCCACTCTTACCACGGTTCCCTACCGGCGCCGCGTGCGGCGCCGGTCCGTCCGGGCGCGCACCGCAGGTGCACCGTACCCCCGGTGCCCGCCAGGGTGAACCTCCGCGCCGGCAGGGTCCCGCGGGTCTCGCGCCGCGCCCCGCGCGCCTCCCCCGCCCGGATGCATATTCATGCACTCCACCCGCCGGATATGCACGCTGTGCTTGCCCGGCCTACCCTCCGCCCGGCGCGCTATTGCTGATGATAATGTAGATTATCGAAATGGACCGAGCGGGCCGCCCGCGCCGACCCCGCCACCGGCCCGGCGCCGCCGCCAGCGCCCGCCGTGCATGCGCATGCACCCGCCGCGGAGGGTGGCGACGGCCCGCCCCTCACCCACCTTCCGGGTTTCGGCGCCGGGTTCTTCCCCCCCTAACCCCCCCATCTCCCACCCGGAGGTGCACTGCGACACCTGCCAGCATGACCCACGCTCTAGCCGGGTAAGTGCGTTGCCGCAGGTAGGTCGCGCGCTGGGAGCACGCGCCCGGAGGGATCGCGTGGCACCGGCGGTCGGTTCCCTCCCCGGCCCCCGGAGCCGGAGCCCGACATTCCGTCCCATTCCGTTGCATCGCACGCGCGGATGTTGCCAGGGCGGGGGCCAAGCGTCAGACCCCGGATTGCCGGCTTCGCTACGCTCGCCGGAGGGGGTGATATGGTTCGCAAGCCACCCCCTCCCCGGATTGCTCCCGCGCGTGCCGTCTCAGCACGTGCTCAACGCACCCCCGAGACACCCCGTACCGCTCCGCTATGGCCCGCTGGGAGAACCCCGCCGCGCGTGCCGCGATGATGCCCCGGTCGCGGTAGTACACGTCGCCGCGGAGCTGGTTGTCTTGCCCGTACAGGATGCCGCGGCGCACCAGGCCGCCTTTGCGCCCGCGCGCCGCCTGCCGCTTCCGCCAGCGCACCGGGTCATGGTCGGCAGGGCCGCCGCCGCTGGCGATCCACGTCGATATGCTGTACGCAGTCTTTTCGAGCTCGCGCGGGTCATCCCCCGGATGCTTGCCTATCGGCACCCGGAGCTGCTGGTTGAAACGCTGGGCGCGCTCCAGCACCAGCGCATGCCACCCGGCCACGTCGGCCAATGCATGACTATCCACCCACTCGCACCATTGCGGGTACGCCCACCAGCGGGTCACGTCGAATACCGCCTGGTTGCGATCACCTATGGCCACGGCCGCCAGCTCCACCAGGCGCCGCGCCGGCTGCACTTGGAGCTGGCGCCTGGTAGCGTCCGGCGGGAGCTGCTTTGGCAGCACAATACCGGCGGCCTCGAACAGCGGCAGGTCACCAGGGAACAGCACCCCCGCCGGCCCGCGGCGCACCGCGGCGGCCAGGCGCTCGGCGCCGTTGTCCCACAGCACCAGGAAGCCGCGCCCGCTGCGTACCTCGCCACGGCACCCGTAGGCTTCCCACTTGTCGTTTCCCCGCGCCCGGTCGTCTCGGTAGTAGAGATGGCGGCCGTCGCGCCGCCTGCTTGGCAGCGTCGCCCAGCACGGATGATGCGCCAGCAGCTCCCGCGGGTCGCCTTGGTCAACGTCGAGTGCGGACGTGCCGATGCTCGCCGGCATCAGGCCGATATTGCCGCGGTGCGCCAACAGCACGTCCGTTGACGGCCGCCGGCGTTGCCAGCCCCGCCAGATCGGGCGCTTGTCGCGCACCAGGACAAAGTGCGCCCCGTGTTTCTGCAGGGTGCGGATGCTTGCCGCGCTATCGGCTGGTGTGGTAGTCTGTACGTCCGTCATGCATCATCGCTGCGTGACTCATCAAAGGCCGCGGGTTAGGCGCCGCGGCCTTTCTTTTGCCCCTACGGTAGCACGCTACGGCGGACCGTGCCCACGGGTACACTTGAGCACCTACGCGGTCCCCGCGGTGACGAATCGGCCCGGATCGGCCTCCGCGGTTTCTAGCATAGCGTCCTAATGGCCCTGTAACGGCCGCGGGGGGTGCACCTGGTGTATGGACACCCCCCCTTTCCGGCCGATGGCGCCAGCGTACAGGGCGCCGGCAAGCCGGCGAAAACAAACCCTACTCCAGCCCCGTGACACGGCGCGCCTCGGCAACCTCGATCCCGTTGCCCTGCTGGCCGTTGCCGACCAGCGCCCGGAACGCCCGCGCGCGGCCCTGTACGTCGGCCGCGGCCAGCGCCGACAGGTCCAGCGTCAGGTCAGCCTCCAGCACCCGGCCCAGCTCCGCCGCGACGATGCGCGCCACCGGCTGCAACGTGGTGTGGAAGAACTGGCGCAGCCCCTCGCGCAGCCCGGTAGCGTCCGCCCGCTCGGCGCCGAGCACCGGCGGTATGCCGGCCGCGGCCAGCACGCCGATTGCCGCCGCGGAGCGCAGGTCAACCACCGTCGCCGGCGGGTTGGCGCCGATCCGCTGCGCCTTCCAATCCGCGTCACCCGGGCGCGCGGCCGGATCGCCCGGGCGTCCGCCGAGAGACGGCACGATCCGCGTACCCCCGCCGAGCTTCTGCAGATCGCCTTTCAGGTCGGTGAACTCGTCATTCCCCATGCCCTCCGCGCTCGAGCTGGGCAGCACGTAGCCGGTGGTGTGCGCCGCCTCCGCCTTGAGCGCAGCCTCGAGGCCGGCCAGGGTGCCGGAGGTGGAGGCCGCGGCCAGGATGGGCGAGCACCCGCGCCAGGGCTCCGCGGCGGTTTCGTTCAACCGCACGTGCACGACGTCGGCAGCGGAGCAAATCGCGGTGCTGGTACGGCTTGGTCCAGAGTACGTGCAGCGGTAGCGCCAGGTCGCAGGGTCGGCTCCGCCCACCAGGTCATAGTCGGAGGGTCGCATGAGCCGCGGCGGCATACCGTCGAAGCGCCACAGCGACTCGCCGGCCAGCACCAGGTCGCGCCCGATACAGTGCAGCACCGCCGGGGTGACGGCGGCCGTCGCCAATGTCGCCGGCGACACCACGGCCGCGGCCATCGCCCGTGCCCAGATCCCGGCAGCGGTCTGGACCGCGGCGGTCAGCGAAGGATCCTTGTCGCCGCCGACGGCGCGTTGCAGCGCCGCCCGGACGGCCAGGTCCGTGTAGCTGGTGCCGGCCCGCTGCTCGGTGCGCCGCTGCCACGGCCACCTCACGAGTCAGCCTCGCCGGTGGTGGTGACGGCCACGGCGCGGCGCTTGAGATACCGGCGCAGGACGATCGCGGCGCCGCTGTTCTGCCAGGCGTTCCCGTAGGCGGCGTGCCGGCTGGCCGGCGGTACGTCGACCAGGTAGCCGACCAGCACCGCCGCGGCCTCGTTGTGGTACGCATCCGGGCACGTGTCCACGGTCGCGGCCACCACTTCCAGGCGCGCCCAGGCGATCATCGGCGCCAGCAGCGCCGCCACGTCCGCCGGCACCGGGTCGGTCGGGTCCTGGATCAGCCGCACCTGGTGGGCGATTTGGGCCGTTGTCAGATCAACAGCCACGGCGGGCGCCTCCGCTTGGCAGACAACCGTCTGTTTTCGTCGCTGTGAGGCCCCTCCGTGGTTCCGGGTGGCACCTGGATACCCCCGGAACCCGGCCCGGACGGCTCCGGTGGACCAGCGCCGGGATTCCAGCCGTTCCAGTAGCGGCGACGTACCTCGATTCCTTGCGCCGAGTCATAGGCGGGCCGATCCACCACGCCTATGCTTGGCAGGTCCGCCGCAGCCACGGTGCGCAGATCGCCGGCCCAACTGTCGGCGCGCGCCTCGAACTCGATGCTGAAGCCGCGGAGCACGCCCGATCGGACCAGGGCTATCGTGTCATCAGCGTCCCTGGTTTCCGGCAGCACCGCCTCAAGGCGCAGCTCGGCGCCGCTGTCGTGCAGGGTCAGTCCGCCGCCTCCGGTGCGCACCAGGCGCCGCCGCGCGTCGTGCTGCATGTCCAAGGTCGTGTCCAGCCGGTCAACCGGCCCGAACGCGCCCGCTGCAAACCGCTCCCTGACGACGCCGGCGCGGGTCTCGATGCGCGCCTCGTCACCGTAGCGCATCACCCGGCCGCGGAGGGTGCGGCCGGCGAGCTGCACCCCCCCGATGTAGCGACGTTCCAGCATCAGGCCAGCCGGAACGAGTCCTGTACGAACGCCCCGGAGCGCAGCAGCACCACGTCGCCGACCAGCATCAGGCCGGTAACGACGATCTCGGCCTTGCTGGCACCCGTATACATGTCGCGGATCAGCTCAAGAGAATTCCAAACCGGCATTACCGCAACGCGGTCCATCATCGGGTTGGCCCGGCGCACGACAGCTTGCTGGATGTTGCTTGCCGGCGCCGCGATCCGCCGCGAAGTGCGCACCCCGCCGGTGCGCATCGTCGCCCAGCTTTCGGCCGTCGCCTCACTCTCGTTAGACCGAAACACGCCGACCATATGCCGGTAGGTTTCCACCCCGACCAGCCCGCGCACGCCCATCAGGTCAACCGCGAACAACCCGTCAACGTGCGAGCCAAACGCGGTCACGTAGCGGGCGAAGGTCTCCGCGCTCGCGGCCGGTGCGGCCGGGTCGGTCAGGATGTTCAACAAGCCGTTGATCGTGCCGTCGCCGCTGCCGCTGCCGTTGATCGCCTGGTTGTCCACCGC